TTGCGTAGTCTCTTCCATCTTGCCTCCCGATAATGTAGAATTGAATGGGTACATATATATCTGTACCCGTTGGTAAGTATAGCACGGAGGTTGGCATGGGCGTCGTAAAGAAGTACCAGAACCCGAAAGGTGGCCTCAATGCCGCCGGTCGCGCTCATTTCAAGAAGACCGAAGGGGCCAACCTCAAACCGCCTGCTCCCAATCCCAAGACGGATAAGGATGCGGCGCGGCGCAAATCCTTCTGCGCACGCATGGAAGGCATGAAGCGCAAGAACACGTCGTCCAAGACGGCTTCCGATCCCAACTCCCGGATCAACAAGTCGCTTCGTGCATGGAATTGCTGAGGTAAACATGGCTTCCAAAGCCCATCCCGGATTCAAGGCTACTCAGGCCAAGATCGCCAAGCAACAGGGTATTCCCATGGATCGTGCTGGTGCGATCCTTGCAGCTGGTGCACGCAAGGCATCTCCTGCAGCCAAGAAGGCCAATCCCAACCTTATGAAGGTATCTGGCGTCAAGAAGCCCAAAGGCGGGTCCATGCGACAGATGATGGGTATGTGACATGTTGAATCAGATGAACAAGCACATCAACCATCTGTCCATGCGTAAACTCATGGGCATTGAGCAGAAGGAACACGGGCTCAAGAAAACCCCTACTCCTGCTGCTCAAGCTCATCGCGAGATGAAAGAGCATGGCATGAAGCAGAAACCTTCCCTTGGTGAAATGATCAAGATGGAAGAAAAGGAACATCGTCGTGGTAATGAACTCGTGATCGGTCGTGGTCACGAAGGAAAGGCTCGGAAATCCAATGGCTAAGTGTGCCAAGTGTGGCTGTGCGATGAAGGGTGGCTCCTGCCCTGAATGCTCCAAGAAGGGCATGTCTGACCTTATGGGGATGAAGAAGGGCATGAAGTCCGGTATGGACAAGGGGTTTGCTCCGCGCATGCCCAAGTCTGCAGGACGGGGGCGATAAATGGCACGGCCCCGTAAGGAACAAACGCCCACCGTCGAAGAAGTCAAGCCTGTCCTGCCTAATCAGCAACAGGCTGCAAAGCCTGCGCCTATGCAGGGATTCCGACGGCTTCAGCAGGCCCGTGCCGCCACCGGTCAGGGTCGTATGATGGGCAATCTTATGGGGCTGCAAGCTCGCCAGTCGCCGTGGAGCAACAACAATGGCTGATCTTATTAGCTTCCTAAATCCAGTTAGTCCTTATGATCAACAGGAATCGGATGGATGGGATCAGGCTGCTAGGAATATGGGGTGGACAGGAGCTGGAGCAGGTGCTCTGGCTGGTGTCCTTGGTCTTTCAGATATTGCCCGCAACCAACTCGGTGGTGCACGGTACTTCCGTGCCATGCAACGTGCTGCCGAAATTGATGCAGCCAAACGTGCAAATGCGGAAATTGCTAATATAATCAGAAGCCAACTAACTGGACAGAATTACCAACAACGACCAAGGGCTACTGGCTATAGTGGTTTTGATCCTACATTTACTAGGCAAAATACAATTGAATTTCCAGATGTCCAAATGCCACTAAGGGGGCAAGGAAATATAAATTATTCACCAACACAATCTCCTTATGGACCTTTAGTTGGACCTGCGCTAGAACCAATGCAAGGTAGAAGTGTTCGTCGTAATTTGCGACGGGCAGGACCAAAAGGCGTTAATGCATATTTTGGGGAAAATCCACTTGACTCAATTAGGACTCATCATAATAGCATTATTGAAACATTTGGGAATCAACCTAAACCAATAAGGCCAAAAAGTAAGGCCAAGGCAGCTGTTGCTAACCATGAAGCTAACATGGCGCAATGGCTTGAAAATCAACGTCTTGTTGAAGAAAGTAAAAAATGGCTAGCTGAAAATCCAAACATGACACATGCTGCAACCGCTCTTCGAGCAAGCCAACCTAGAAGTCAGCAACCTTCAATCAGTACAACTTCTATAAATGAAACTGGAAGAATTGAAGGACTTAGAGGTGAAGCAAAAAAAGCCGCCGAAGGGGTTAATAGAAGGCAGACGCAACAATCTGGCGTTAATACGCTTTCACAAAGGCGTCAGCAATTAATTCCGGGTGCTCCAACTGTCGAACCTGCAAACACGGGATTTGGAAAACGTTCTCAAGCAGGTAGACTTTTGCGAGATATTGAAAAAGCTGGCAAAGAAAAACTGAATCCACGACCAGCAGGTGGATCAGGTTTTCTTGACGTTGTTGGTGGCTGGGAAAACGTCAAAAGTACAGCCCAGAAAGCCAATCAAAAACTTGGCAAAATTGGGAAAGTTGCTTCTATTGCATCCATTCCTGTTGGTGCAGCTGGCGCTTGGGTCACTCAATGGATTGCTGAAAATCGTGCAAAACAGGAACAGGAAAAACAAAAACCACAAGAACCTACAACCCAAGCGCTTTCACCAACCCAACGAGCAACAATTTCTAGGCAAGAATTTGGCAAAAGAGTTGATGCGTGGATTAAGTCAAAAGGTTTGGATTCGTCTAACATACGTTCTTATAGTCCTGCAAATATGATGATGGATTTCAAAAAATTGGGTGGCTCTGACAAAGATATTGCCGATATGGTCAAATTAATATACGGTCAGGCGACTAAAAAATGAATCCTATTTTGGAATTGCTTAAACGTGGTGGCATGCGACTTAAGAACGCAGCGCCATATATACGATCTGCAATTCCTGTCATCGGGCCTACTATAAGCGATTGGGTTGACGCTGCTGTTGGATCACCTGTTGGATCTTCAATGCAGCGCTTTTATCACGAAAATTTTGACCCGGAAGGTATTAACGCAACTCGTTTTACAACGGAAAGAGCACGTGCTGCAGCTGCTGCTCCTTGGCTGTATCAACTTGGAGTTCCTTTTGTCCCTAGAGCACCTGCTGGTTTCAATCTTCCGCAGAATGAAGACACGGCAGCATTTGCTGGTGGTGGGCCAGCATTGGGAGATATAAGGCAATCTGTTGAACAACTGGGAGCTGAAAATGTAGCTGCTCGTCGCCGATACAGTCATGCCCAAGAGAGTTGGAGAACTCTTGAAAATCTTGCGAATCAGCAAAACACTGCTTATTTCCAAGAAATGGATGCGTATAGAAAAAATTACAAACGACGACATGGTACAAACCCAACTTTGGAAGAGGTAAAAATAAAATCTAAGGCCATTCGTTCAAGGCAAGTAAATCCATCAGATTTTATACGAGGGCAGACATTGAACAGTGCGTCACCAATGCAACGTGCTGGTCGTGATGTGCAACCTATAGGTAGTCGTAATCAGGGTGATTTGCTTTACGGAATACCGGGTGTGTCCAAATTACCTTGGCTGATTGAGCAGGGAATACCGGGAGAAGTTGAACCCGGACAACTATTCCTTCCAAAGATGGATAGAATCCGCCCGTACGTAATTCCAAAATAAACGGTACGATGTTGCCTGTATGAGCGAAATAGTTTTTGTTGGAGATACTAGATTTCGCGTTTCAGGTGAGAAGCGCGTCAAACTCTGTAAGGGTATGGTTATGCAGGAAGACGGTACAAAACGACCTTGCAATGCCATGGCAATCAAAGATAGGGACTATTGCGCCAGCCATGGTGGAAAATCCCTTGTTGGACCTGCACATCCTGCATTCCTGACTGGACTTACAAGCAAGAATTACAAGCGCTTCAACAATGTTGGTAAAGATCTACTGGAGAAGATAGAGACTCTCCGTGAAGATCCAGACCTATTCAGCCTCAAAGACGATGCCGCGTTCATTACGGCAATCATGGACAAACGTGCCGAGGCCGTTGGAGAAGGCGTTGGCTACGACCAGTACAAGAAGGTGCAGGCGTCCTACCAGTTGGCGCACAGCAAGCTTGGCAGTCCCGACTTCATTGACGCTTTTGAATCCATTGGCGATGTGCTCAACGAAACGCTTGACCAGTATTCCGCAGCACGCGATGTCATGGAGTTGATTGAAAAGCGAACCAGTATTGTCGAAGCAGAGCAACGAATGATGCATGCGAAGGCGTATACGCTTGAAGTGGACCAAGCATTCAGCCTTGCAATGCAGGTGCTTGAGATCGTACGCGAAAACGTTCGTAATGCCGAAGAGTTGATTGCCATTCGTTCTGGAGTTCAGCGGTTGCTGAAGGTCTACAAATCTCCCGAAGATGACGACGTAGTTGATGCGGAGGTTGTCGAATGAATATGCGCGACCTTGAAAAGAATACTCCCCGCAAGTTCAAGCAATTTGCTCGTCCAGATAAACCATTGACGCATGCGTTGCTGGAGGCTATGGATGCTCGTCTCAAGGAAGTCATTGAGACTGGCGACTACAACAGCGGAAAGGCATATCAAATTAACGGAGCAGAACTAGACTACGTTACGTGGCTCAGGACATTTGCTCCCCATGCCGCTTCCAGCGATCTTGGCGAACACCACAAGCGTGCGTGGGAATGGGCCGAGAACATTACCTCTGGAACCCCGCCTCCTGCCCTGATTGAGTGCTGGTTCCGTGGTGGTGGCAAATCCACCACAATGGAACTTATATCTGCCCGTATCGCCGTTAAAGGTAGCCGTAGGTTCCTTTTGTACGTGTGCAGCACGCAGGAAGCTGCCGACCGCCACGTTACCGACATTGCCACTACGATGGAACGCTGCGGTATTGAACGCGCCATGAACCGATATGGTTTTTCCAAAGGCTGGAACGCATCCAAACTTCGTACCGCCAACGGTTTCAACGTGCTGGCGTTCGGTCTGGACACTGGCGCTCGTGGTGTCAAGCTTGATCACCTGCGTCCTGACATGATCATCTTGGACGACATTGACGAACTGGACGACAGCGTCAACCGCGTTGACAAGAAGATTGCAACCATCACGCAGACTATCCTTCCAGCCAAGTCAAATGACTGCGCCATTGTGTTTGTGCAGAACCGTATCCACGCGAACAGCGTGATGTCCCAAGTCCTTAGCGGTGAGCTGGATATGCTCCAGAACCGCGTACAGTCGCCCATCGTGCCTGCCGTGCAAGATCTGAGGTACGAGCCCATTGAGAAAGAGAATGGGCGCATGGGTTACAAGATCACCGGTGGAACGCCCACGTGGTCGCACAAGGACATTGATGTATGTCAGCGCGAGATTGACGACTACGGCCTTCTGTCGTTCCTACGTGAGTGCCAGCACGATGTTGGCGTAGGCGGGCGATTCTTTCCAGAGTTCAGGCAATCTGACGAAAAGGGTCAGCCATGGCATGTTATTGAGACTGTGGATATCAAGCCGTGGTGGCGTTTCTGGGCATCGCACGACTTTGGTACTAATGCCCCGTGTGCGTTCATACTGTACGCATCAGACGAGCGTGAGAACGTATACGTCATAAGCGAGATCTACAAGAACGGCATGGTATCCAGCCAACAGGCCGAGGCTGCGCTTGAATTGCTGGAATCCCACGGGTTTGCCGAACCAATTGATCCAACCGTTCGTGGTGGTGAATGGCGCACCAAGTTGGAGGCAATCGCATTTGACTGGGGTAACACGTTCCCGCCAGAGAACCCGGCACAGCGCATTGGTGAGTATCCAGTCGAAGTTTGGTGGCGCAAAGGCCTGCCTGCCGTACGCGCAGTCAAGGACCGCAAGGCTGGTTGGCGTCGCCTGAAGGAATGGCTTGCTAGCACGCGCATGTACGAAGGCACGGTCTACCCTCGCTTCCGCATTCTCCGTAATGGTTGTCCAAACCTGATCAGGGAACTGGAAGCAGCAATGGCCGACCCCAAGGACCCGGAAGACCTTGATAACGGCACCAAGTCCGACCACGCTCTGGACAGCTGCCGTTATGGCGTAATGTGGCGTGAATTTCCGGTCAAATGCGAAGAACTGGAAGAAGGTGGAACGTTCAAGCCTACTTGGCTTCCAACCAAGCGTAGCGCAGAGGATTACATTTGATGGTTCAAATAGTTTTGATATCTGTGATTATTGCGCTGCTTATTGCTATTGTTGCAATTAGCTGCGGTATATACTGGCAATTGAAGTACATAACTGGTCAGCCTTTGGATTGGGTACGAAAACCGCAAGAAACTAGGTATCTGTGATGGCTATTCAAGACATAATCAATCAATTGATGGGGATGGGTGGCGGGCCCAAGGTGATGGCTATGGCTGGACCGGATGCCACAGGTACGCTTGGCGACATTGATGCCGAGAGTTTGCTGCTCAATGATGACACGCAGCTTGGCATTGACCACGAGAAGCCTGACTGGAAGGTCTCTCCAGACGATGACGAGGAAGAGATCAAGCGTATCTGCAAGTACGTGAAGGATCAGTTTGAGATTGCGTACCGTTCCCGACACGAGATGGAACTGGAATGGATGCAGTCCCTAGCATTTTTTGAAGGTCGTCAGTGGTACAGGATCAATAGCCAAGCACGTAACCTTGCTTCGTTGCAGGATCCAGATGAAAACAACCGGTACATCACCGTAAACAAAATGCGTCCGCTTATTGACGGCGTGGTCGGTAAGTTGACGCAGGTTTCGCCAGATGCCCGTGCCGTGCCTCTGTC